AATGGCATGGGCCGTAGCTTTCCAGTCTACTCCTTTAGCGGCTTCGGCACTTTTGGCTCTAAAGCCATACTTGGTACGAAGTGCTTTAATCCTGTTGACAGTGTCTTCGAAAGTGATGTTGCATGGGTGCTGCTTCTCTAGAAGACTGATCGACTTGAACACCGCATCATGGTTCTCGTATGAAGACGGGTACAAGTACTTGTCAGCATTCACTTCAACCCATGGCATCAACAGTTCTAGGCGATCTTCTGGCATGAACTCACCAGAGGCTAGCCCTTCATTGATACGCTCAGAGAATTTTTTCACTGTCGCTAATCGTGTACCTTTGATTCTATACACCTGAGCCTGGTTCATTGCATAGCCAGTCATAGCCTTAACGTTTGATGTCAAGAACTGATCGACTAGCTCTTTAGTGAAGTCTTTGAACCATGGTTCATACAACACTTGGCCTGCGTGAGTTTCGTCAGACAAGATTGCAAAAGCAAGTTCGATGGCATAAGTCTGTCCACCGATGACGCCATTTGCGAATACTTGGATTGGAATCCATTCGTTATCAATATCGTCTTTGGTGTTGCGCTCGTGATTGTTGCCAGTCGAATGAACAACGTTCGTTGGCTTCTTACCGATCAGAAGTAGGTCGACCTTAGGTAGGAAGATTTCCTTCCAGTCTTCGTCGGATTGTGGGGTGTTAGTACCATACAACTTTGAGCCAAACATGGTCTTGAATAAAGGCCGTTTGCCTTCAAGCATTTTATTTCCGTGCATACTATTGATCTCTCAGAAAGTTCTACTACTCAAAATTGATGCCTGCTCCGATTAGATGAAGCTGAAGCACGATGACTAAAGAGTAAGCAATGGCATGACCTTTTTTGAAGGAGTACTCACCATCAGCGACATCATATAACAGCTTCCGTACTTTGTCTTTTTCTTCCAGGTAGCGATCAGCCATGTGACGTTTACCAGGACGAATCAAAGCAATAGTATCAGCCAAGTCTTCTACAGACTGTGGCTTGATTTGTCTGACCAAGTCAAAATGGTTTGACAACTGAAATAGCTGTTTCACTACTGCAGAAGATTTTAGCAACGACCATGGAGGCTCTACCTCAAGCAGTGCATCAATTTCTTCTTTGCTGCCAAAGTAGTTGTAGACTTGATTGTGAAGCAAGTCGATTTTGAAATAACCGATTGTTGCTGCTTCCTTGTAAGGAATAGCTGCAAGTTTAGTTATTGGGTCTACTGGAATAGATTGCGGATGAATTCCGCATGGATGCTTCTTCAGTACACCGTTAACTACCTGAGATGCTAGTGGCCAAGACGGGAATACTTTAGAGACCGGAAAATCCGGTCTCAGGTCAATATCAATATCTATTTGATTTCTCCGTGGTTGAAACGGCTAAGCTTGATTTAGGGTTAAGTCCAGCTTGCTCCAGACGTGACAACCATCTTAGAATGAGCAGCATAAATCAAGTTTGTCCTTTTAAGGTCTGTTGATTATTAGGAGTAGTGTATTGTGACAAGATTGACTTGAGATGATAATTCTCTTGGACCAAGTCATTAATGATGTTTTGAAGCTTTTTTACATCACTTTCTAGACGAGTCATTTTTCTACCTGCTGACATAATAACCTCCTAAGTGGTCGTTGTAGTGGAATACTGTCTGTTAGTATTTATACTCCACTTCACAAAATCGCAGCATCAGATCGATGGCTCCAAAAGTCAAACAGTTCAAGCATCATATTCCGAGAGCCTCTGTAAATTTCTTCATGTGTTCGACAACCTTAGGATTTGCTTCGAACTTGCCGGCCCAGTAAGGATAACCGATTAGGTTCATTAGCTCATCACGCTCTATGTCTCCTAAGCTTAGCAAAAACTCCTTGAACTTCTTAGAACAGAGGAGTAGCCATGGTGTCAGCTTCCGTTGACGAATGAGCTGCATGATTTCTCGATGATGGATTACAGTAAACACCTTCGTGATGTCTGTATTAGCGGCTTCGGCAATCGAGAAGAGCGTGTTGATGGAGGTGTTTGCTAGATCCAAAGGATCGGAAGCTCGATCCAGCCATTCCAAATACAATGAGTAGCATTCGTCTCTGCACCACAATATCGGCGAAATGTTCTTCTGCGTCATAAGCTTGATGTACAAGCTTATGTCTGGAAGATTCAGCTTACGAGCATGATGCACAAATTTGACAAATGATGAAAAGTACCTTGACGTAGAGAATGTTTCTATTTGTGGAACTTTCCTATTGGAGCATCGCATCCATTCGCTGTACATAACGTATGCAGCCTGACCTTCAAACGTTTTGATTTCCTCAGCTCGTTTCATCTGAGGACATTTGTGCTTCATGAAAGTGGCTTCGTGTGCGAAAATCTTTCCGCAGTAGTGGCATTCCCAAGCCATTATTTTAGATCTTTCCGGAGTTTGGCGAGCTCTTCTTTTTGGTAGCCAAGCTCCTCAGCCATTTCAAGGATGTCTTCAGTAGTAAGCACCTTCAATGCTTCCTTCGTATCTCGGTCGCCATACCCGTAGTACTCACTTACAACATCATATCCTTTGTGCTTCTTGGTAGCATTCTTGACTGCCATCCACTGATAGCGTTTTGGCTGCTTAGAACTCGCAACAGCCAATAGTTGCATCATCAGCTCTTTATGGCTGCCGATGGTGAACACCATAGGGTTCACGAGTTCGTTCAAGAAGACGATTTGGCGAGCATCAGACGTGCCAGACATCCATCTCATAGCGATCAACGGAGCGAACGATTTTCTTTGTTCTTCTGTCAATGTAGGCCAAATTGCCTTATCACCTTTGTCAATTTTTCCAAGCAATTGAAAAATATCTAATGCGAATTCTTTTGCCATTACATCTCACTTATCAACCGTCTAATTGTATCATTCACTAGCTTCAGATTAGCTTTCATTTGTTTCATCACTTATCTAACAACTACACCAATTGATTTTAGAAAGCTCTTTCAGCGTCCAAGTGTCATTTTTCTTTGGAGCCAATACCAAGATAACATAGCCAGCCACATGAAGTTCGCAACAGTGATAGAAATACCGCCGTAGAAGCTGAATGGCTGACCGAGAGATGGATACCAAATGCAGTTCCAAAGTCCCCACACCACAAAGTAGATAGTAGCCAGTGGGCTGACTCCTTTAACGAATCGGTCTCTCATTAGGACTCGTACGTTGTTCATAGTGAACAGAGCACCACCGAGTTCTAGTAGACCATTAATCATATCAAACGTCAGCATCGAATTACTCCAGTTGAGCTGTTTGGAAATTGTTCATAGGCTTACGAGGTGTTCTTTCTCTACCTCTGTATATTTCATTTACATCTCTTAATTCCCGAGAGCAGAGTTCACATCTGCTCTTCTGGTCATGCTTCACAGATGTCCAAGTTCAATACAGAGCGCTGCGAAGTTAATTTCAGGATCAGCGACCAGCGCGTTCTTGTACAGGTAGTTTGCAATCAGCACAATCGCTTCTTCTAATTTTTCGCCAGTGAAACCCTTAGCTTTATGAAGATTCTCATATAGGAATCTGTAGACTTCTTCATATTCTTCACGTCCGACATTTTCACAAACGATTTTACGGACTCCACGAAGATTACCAGTCTCAAGAAGATCTAATAATTGAAACTTATAGTCAGATGCAGCTTCGGTGTCATTGATGAGCAGTTTGCCATCGATAGAGTTTTGATCGAGGGTGTTGATCAGTTTTCGGATGTCTGGGTAGCAGACCGAGACGTATTTGTCCAGCGTTTCCATGTCAAAGTCAACATTCTCGTTGACAAGAATGCTGCCGACCAGAATACGAGTCTCGTCCATTGAAGGAGCTTTAAAGTAGAACTCTTGGAAGCGCGAACGAATTGCAGGGATGATCTTGTTGACATAGTTGCATGTCCCGATGAAGCGAACGTGATCAGAATATTCCTCCATGATACCACGAAGGATGCCTTGAGCTTGAGGAGTCAGCCAATCCATCTCTTCAAGTTGAACGATCTTGAAAGGGCCAATAGAAAAAGTCTGAACAAAGTTCGAAATCTTTTCACGCATAGTTTCAACGTTGTTCTCTTTAGAGGCATTGATTCGTAGCACGTCGATTGGATCAACATTCAACTCGTTGACTAGCACACCAGATAGCGTAGTCTTACCAGAGCCTTGAACACCTTGGAAAAGCAGATGAGGGATTTCTCCATCTCTGATGTAGCCTTGGAACTTTTTCTTTTGTTGATCGTTTTGGAAGACAACTTCGTCCAGTTTTTGCGGACGGTGTTTCTCCATCCACAAGCGATTGATTTTCTTGCGCATGTGCACTCCGAGTATTTTTGTTTGGTACTGTTATTGTACCATTTGAGAGAAGAGTGACACTTTCAAAACGCCACTCTCATTTGACAAACGATTAGCTCTTGTAGTGATTGACCACGGATGGATCGGCAAAGCTATCACCACCTACGAAGTAGGCATTTGCACCTCTAATAGTATCGAGAGCAGGATCCTCTAGAGAGGACGGGATGATCATTTCTGGCTCATCAGTAATCGGAACTTCTTGTGAAACTTCAGCAGCGACCATGTCACGCAGAAAGTCTTCTGATTCAATCATTTGCTCTGGTTCTTCCAAAACAGGAGTTTGAACAAATGAAATATCCTCTTCGATAACAACCGGTGTATCGTCTGAAACAACAGCCTTTGGCTTTTTTTCTTGCTTAGGAGCAGGGAAAATCCGGTCCAAAGCTTGATTCAGGCGTTCGCGTTCCGAATCGGAAAGATTGCCATCATGGTGAGCAAAGATGTCTTTCAGAACACGATCCAAACGAGTGGTATCGTCTTCATCTGGTTGTTCCACCGGAACTTCTTTGATCACCTCTTTGATCACCTCAACAGGAACTGGAACATTGCTGATCTTAGACAAGTGTGTAGGCTTAAAGCTTGCGATTAGCTTTTGACCTTCTGTTGGGGCGATGTATCGAGCGTTAGTTAGTTCTTGAGGGATGACTCTGATTTCCGGCTCAGGTTCGACTGGTGGTTCGAAGATGGCCTGTTCAAGGCGTTCTTCGGTCGCAAGTCTATTGGCTTCTTCAATTTCGTCGTCGATGTGCCGGACATCAACACAGTCTTTGGTATCTAGATCATCGCTAGGTGGCGCCAGGCCAATTACTGCGTCTGGTTGATCAATAACCACAACATCAGATTTTTCATCGTCCCTGGCGTCATCCTTACGTTTGTGTCGATTCAATAGTCTATTACCAGTAACTAGGAAAACGATAGCAAGCGGATCGAACACAAACACGATCAAACCAATTACAATCGAAACTGCAGACTCGGGCGAAACACCAAGGGCCTTCGACAAGAACATCACTGGGCCGACTTCAGAATTCTGCTTGACTTCAGTAGTTTGAAGCTTTGGAATCTCGACGTCGATTTCATTTAGACGTTGGTTGATATGGTCGGTTTCAGACTTGAACGTTGCAATTAGCTTTTGCCGGCCTTTCACATTGTTAGTAGGAAGCTGTGCAATCTGCGCATCGATTTCTTTCTTTCGAGCTGCCAAGCGTACTTGCTCTTGTTTGATGTTATCTAAAGCGATTGTGTTGCCTTGGTTAGGCAAGATCGCTTTTTGGAACGAGTTCGAAAGATAACCAGCCACACCAGAAGAAGTGATGGTCATTAGTACGATGGTTGATGCTAACAAATAGCCTTTGATAGCCGTGTTTAGGTCATTCCATCGCTTTGAGAGAGTGGATACGGCAATGACTTTGCAGAAATCTAAGATGACCGCCATAGCCAGAATGATCGGATCAGAGGCAAAGGCTGCCGCCAACCCGAGGACCGAAATATAAGCACCGACTGATTCGATGCTTAACGCAGCCAAAAAGATTAAACAAATTAGAAACATTGGATTCCCTTAATAGGCCGGGATAATCTCCGTTGACATAGCAATAATCTTACTCTCATCAGTTTTCCACATCTGTACTCCTTCGAACTTAGTACCTAAAGTCCATTGAAGAGGTTCGATAAGGACATACTGTCCTACTACGATGTCTTCAGATACATTCGGGCCTTTCTTGATTACTTTGCCCCATTTTGGTGTGTGATTATGACTCGCATCCTGATTGGTCATGATGATGCCAGATTTAGTCGATGGCACAAACATTCCATCTTGAGTTCCTTCTGAGAAAACGAATAGGATGTTCTTATCTAGTGGCGTGATATTCATCTTTTGCCTTATTTCTTATAGTTGTATAGCAAAAAGCTATATGTGTTTTAAGCTTCCATTTCTGGATGTTCAAATTCATCTGCACCAGAGGTGTCAGACACGCCTACCGGACGCAGAAGAGCATCACCGATTGGCTTACCAGATTCTTTGCTGTCGATGTACTGGCGACGATTCGCTACTTCGATTGGCGGTGGCGCCTCGGCCAATTGTTGACGAATTTGGATCAAATCAAAATCAACAGCCTCACCACGCGCACTTCTTGCTACTCTAGCCATATAGTCTCTCCTATTATTGTTGTTTTTGGATTTTGATGGGTGTATTCCATCAAATATAACTATTTATAGTCTGCATTAAGGTTTGGCGTCAATAACCACTATTTGAAGAACTCGGCAAGCGGGATCGAGTATTTGACTGGGTCCACAGAGTGAACTTCTATCAAGAAAAGGATGTATGATGCGCAGCTAGATCCGCGACCTACGCCCCAGACTATATTTTGTTTCTTGAATTCGTCTATCACGAAAATCAAGACACGAAGGATGTCAAACAGGTTTCGCCGTTCATACTCCTTCAATTCGGTTTCTACACGCTTGATTCGTTTTTCTAGTTCTTGACCTGAGTACTTTGCAAGCTTAGACTCACACACCTTCCAAACGTAAGTCGGAATGTCAATGTTTAAGTACTCTTGAGGAATCAACCAGTCGAAGTTGATTTTGTCTGGGTCGACTTCGTCTTTAAGACCGACCTTTACAAGGGATAGACTGTTGAAGCGAGTCACCTCACTGTTCAATGAGGTGACTGCAATTTTCGATGAGTCAATGCCTCGTAGAAATAGATCGCCGAGTTCCGACGGATCTATTTCTACAGTGCCATCAAACCAGAGCGTGTATTCCTTTAGCTCTGTTTTGAGGTCCATTAACCAGCCTTAAATCCAAGTCGATGATCGCTGCCATTAGAGTCATTAGAAGCAGCGAGACGAACAGGACCAAGACCTTCTTCAGGCACACCAGGCTTCGTGGTACCAGATTGGAGCATGAGAGT